GTCTCGCGTTCACCTGTTTCTGGGTATTATCAAAAAGATTCCTTAGTGCTATTGGGATCTTTCCTTAGCCTTAAGAGGTAATCTTCGTGACCCTTTGATACAATGTAAGCAATAGATCCACGAGGAACACCGCACACTGTTGCAATGTTATCCAGTGTGATCCCTCTCTCTCTAAGGAGGAACGCCTTGTTGCACAGCTCCGGTGTAATCGGGCTGCTGGTCTCCTCCTCAGGCTCCAGGTTGGGGATAGGGTCGCCCTCGGCGTCCATCTGGGTGCCGCGCGGGTAGGACATCCAGCCGTGCTTGATGGCGTACCGGACGAGGTGCTTGGCTTCCCGCAGGACTTGGGTCTGGCTGATGCTGTATTGTGTGGTCATTGGTATTTAGAAACTGGGTGATGGGTCGGAGAAGCGGCAGTACTGGCCGTCGTACCAAAGAGGCACCAGGCCGCATTCTCCGTCTCGTTGTTTGGCGATAGCGATCACAGCCTCGCCCTGTGGTTGGTTGCGCTCCCGGTTCAGCAGTAGCACAAGGTCGGCGTCCCTCTCGATCTGACCTGAGTCAGCCAGGTCGGTGAGTCGAGGCACTCGGCCTTTGTCCTTTTCGTTCTCTCGATTGAGCTGGGCCAGGGCGACCACGGCTGTCTTGGTATCAGAGGCCACGCCTTTGAGTCTGCCAGAGACCTCGGCAATCTCGTAGGTCTTTTTCTCTGCGGCCTTGGATCCATGGATCTTCTGTAGGTAGTCGACCAGTACCAGCTTCACACCCCATTTGCGTACAGCACGACGTATCACCGCGGTGATGGTTGCAATGTTGGACACACCGGATCCTGAGACAAAATGTATCGGGCTGCCTGCGATCTTGGCCGAGGCAGTCGACATAGCCTTCATGCCTCCTTGGTCGAGCTGGCCGGTCTTGATGTCCTGCATCGGTATGGTGCCAATAGCCGATACCATACGACGCACGATGGACTCGTCGGACATCTCCAGGCTGATGAACAGCGTCGGGATCCTGGCGTCTATGCCGGCTGCCTTGGCAATGGCAATGGCGATAGCTGTCTTCCCGATGCTGGGTCGGGCTGCAATGATGGCCAGCTCACCGTACTGGAATCCATCGGTCATCTGGTCGAGCCGATGGAAGCCCGAGGTGATCCCGGAGAGCTGGCCCTGCCTTGAGAATCTTTCCTGGGTCGAGTCGATGAACCGGCTGACAACGGACTTGGACGATTGCACCTCCTCTTTAGAGGCCTCAACGCTGAGCCCTGCTTCGGCATTGGAGACGATTTGATCGACGGATAGGGTGGAGACAGCGGACTCACGGATCAGACGGTCTCCAGCGGTTCTGAGCTGGCGTCTGTGGTAGGCTTCTAGGACAGCCTGGGAGAAGGCTGGGTGATTCGCCGGGCTAGGGCACAGCTCGTCGCAGCGGTTGAGATCCTCGAATGGTGGAGTGACCTGAGGCATCGAGCGCTTCCATTCCTTGACCACCGTCGTCAGGTTGACCGGCTCGGTCTTGGCGACCAGGCCTTTAGTGATCTCGTACAGGTGCCGGAGGCTGTCGGTCTCGATGGCATGGGTCGGAATCTTGGCAAACACCTCGTGGCAGACATCCGAACCACCGGAGAGACAGGCGCCGATCAGGCCGTACTCGTCGTCCTGGGCAAAGTAGGGGTCGTTCATAGCCAGTCAGCGATGTTTTGGTTGGAACCGGCCTGTGATTGATTGGAGCCAGAAGCCAATGGGCTCCTAGCCTTGTCGATCTCGCCGTTCCAGTTGTTCAGCAGGGTCATCAGCTCACGGCGAAGGTATTTGTCGTCCGACTGGTAGCGTGCTTCCAAGGCAACCAGGTCTTCCTCCGGAGTGTTGAAGTCGAAGACCTCTTTCAAGGTCTTGATCTCCTTGGTGCTCCATTGGGTCGTAGGTCGACGCTTGATCAAAGCACCGACTCGTAGGCGGAAGGCTTCCAGCTCAGGTGAAAGCTCACGCGAGACATTTCGCTCCTTCTCTTCCATTCCCTGTTCCTCTTCCCTGTTCCCTGTTCCAAGGCTATTTTTCTCGAATCCTCGCGAATCCTCTCGAACATCGTCGAATGATGGCAGCTTAGAGGCTGAAGGTTTGTCGATTTTCTGGTGATTCTGCCATTTTGGGATGTCGAGGTAGGCCTCGCCGTCAACCTGGTACAGGCGAATACAGCCCTGCTTCTCAAGTTCAGAGATCCAGCCTGGGAGCTTTTTAAAAGCATCGTCGTCGTAAGGGTAGAGACGGCTCGCGAGGAGTCGCGAGGATGCGCGAGCCCTCCCGACATCATCACAGCAGGAAAACAGCCCGATGAAAAGCAGTCGTGCCTCTCTTGAAACCCTGCCAAGGCTTTCGGACTCCCAGAACTCTGGTTTGATCGACCGGATTCTCATTGGGTGATTTCCTTATTAACCAACCAATCGGTTTTCTTTTGAAGATATTTTTTATGGAGTTCAATAGCTATTTGCTTTTTTTCTTGTAACATTTCGCATATAATATCAACATTGTTAGCAGCAATAAACACAATGTAGTTATCACCTCCACTAATAGTTTGCTGTATTACAACGTGTCCAGAACACATTGCTCCAATCTCTGTACGGTCTTGGCTTGGTATTTCGTATTTCATGTCTTAAACGGAAAACCCCACCCAGACCGTGGTGAGAACTCGCGCAGAACCAACGCGACGTAACACGGAAAGGGTGGGGAAAAGTTTGTTTAGCATGGGTCCTGGTTGTGGTGTCGGCGTTTGCTTCTCACGGCTCACGTCGACAGGCCGCTCCTTAGCTGACAGCCGGGGCGGTGTCCAGCGCTCAGTAGGCCGGTATCAGGACGTCGGCCACCTGCTGGGTGAGCTGCACGTCCCGCAGGCAATAGTCGATGGCTGCCTGGCGGTCGGTATTCCACAGCAAAGAGAACTCGGCGCCGCTGCCCGACTTCTCACCGAGGCCTAGGTGCCGGCAGATAGATCCGAGGCTGCCGTGGGCTCGATTGTCCCCAAGCTGCCACACCTCGCGCAGGTCCACAATCAAGTCGTTCCAATAGCGTCCCTGGCGCAGCCAGTAGGGCACCGTGATGCGATGCTTCCAGCTCCTCTTGATGAGGAAGGGCAGGTCGAAAGCCTTGATGTTGAAGCCGATGAGTTTTGGCTGCCGTTCATAATAATTGAGCATGGTCCACCATTCCCGGAGCATGGCGGCCTCGTTGTCCTCGTTCTTGAGCACACCGAGGTGTTGGTGCTCGAAACGGTAGCCGATGCACAGGATCTGGCCTGAGAGGGCATCCAGGGCAGCGTTGCGGATGTAGTCCGCGGTGTGGTTCTCCTCGGCCTTCTGCAGCTTCTCGGCGATCAGGTCCGGGTTCTTGATGTTGCCCAGCTTCACGTCTGCCGGGTTGAAGGGTGGGATGTTGAGTTCTGAGAGCGGTAAAGGCCCGGTCTCGATGTCGAAGATGATGGTCGGATTGGCTGGCATAGTTCTATTGGTTGAGATTGTTGCGCGTTTGTCCCGATGCGCGCCCCCGGTTACCCACGAGTCCCAGCAGCAACAGGCTGCCGGAAAGTTGTTAGATCGGTTTGCCGCAATGAGGGCAGACGGTCTTGGTCAATGGCTGTCTTACCGTAGGCACGCCCAGCCATTCGCATATTTCACGGTACGATACCCACCCGAACCCACGCACCGACCTGGGCTGTAGGTGGCCTAGGTTGTAGAGGTCAAGAGCCTCCTGCCGGCTCTTGATGGCCAGGCTTTCCAGGATGTTGAAAGTCCTGGTCGAGAATGGGAAGCCCCACACCCGCAGGATCTCCTCGTGCTTCTGTGCTGCCTGCTCGATCTGGTTTATCCTTTGTCGGCTCAGATTGAACCGTTTGCCGATCTCCTCGAGGGTGCAGCCCTCGGATCTGAGCTGCACCACCTCGGGCACCATGTGCCGTAGCTTCATCGTGGGTTTGCGGGTCTTCATGTGTAGAATGTTTGCAGAATTTCAGGTCTAATTTTTTGATTCAAACAAAGACAGTTTTTCAGTCTCTGCCTGGCGGGTTTCAATC